CCCAAGCATTGCAGTTGTAGCAGCAGCTGATTGATATGGCAGCGATCCCGCCACACCACCCGCAAGGTTTGTTGCTGTGGTTGCCGTTGTTGCACTTGTGGCAGTCGTTGCCGTTGTCGCTGTGGCAGCGTTCCCACCGATTGAAAAGCTTGTTGCCGTTCCTGTGAGTCCTGTGCCTGGGCCAGTAAACTGAACAGATGCAGTAATTGTGCTGCCGCCCACAGTCGATCCGCTGATGGGCGTTCCTGTGATTGACCCACCCGTAATTGCCACATTATTGGCGTTCTGAGTGGACATTGTTCCCAAACCTGAAACTTGGGTGTTGGCAATGGCAATGTTTGTGTCTGCCAAAACAGTCAGTTGGCCTTGTGCGTTAACTGTTGCAGTCAGGGTTTTAGATGCAGACCCGTAGGCGGCAGCTGTAACGCCTGTGTTTGTAATAGAGAATTGTGTGCCTGTTAAAGTAAGTCCTGTTCCTGCGGTATAGCTTGATGAAAATGATAAGTTATACCAATTCATTGCAGTTGTGCCTAATGTGCCACCTGGCTGAGCTGTTGTATAGAACGCAGCAGTTGCTTGACCACCACTTACTATATAAATAACTGCACCAATATATTGCGCCCATGTTGTAGAACCAACTGCATAAGTCCATGCACCTGTTTGAACAGTATAAATACCATTTTGTGCCGTGTTTGTTTGATTTTTAACTAAAACTATATCACCTGCAACAACTGAAACTGTGTCAATTGTTTGTGCGCCTGAAAGTGTAATGTTAGTAGTTGTAGCTGCTTTTGCTGGTTCTTTCCATGAAATGCCTAATAATGCGTAATCTACATATTGTTTATTAGCAATATCAGTAGCCGCAGAAGGTGTTGTTGAAATTGTGCCTGTTGTAGTGGCTATGTTAGTAAATACACCTGTTGATGGTGTAGTCGCACCAATAGTTGTGCTATTGATCGTGCTATTTGTTATATTTACACCTGATTGGTCAGGATTTGCTGATGCATAAAAAGGCTGACCCTGCCCAATAAACGTTATAAAGTTACCATAAACATCAAAATACGCCTGAACAGGCAGTAAATTCTGAACTGTCGATTGGGAAGGGCTAGTCATTTTATTTCCTTATGATTGATCTGCGATAGCAGTTACATACAATGTTGTTGTGTCTGTTCCACCACAAATAGCAGTTACGCTAAAAGGCGCAGTTGGCACAGCTAATACGATTGGATACGTCATACTTGCTGGCAAAACATAATTACCTGGCGTGCCATTAGTTGGAAATACTGCGGCAGGTGCTGTGGTTAAACTTGAAACATTAATTGCACAAGGTTTAGTTCCTACATTAAGAAATGAAGCAAAATTAACTTGGTCATTGGTAGTGTTAGCAATTGTAATAGCTGTTGATGAAGTTGCTGTTACTGCAATAATACTTGTTAATCCAGCAGTTCTTATTACTGTGGTATTAGCCATGATTTATCCTTAAACTGCTGTTACAGGTAATGGGCCTTCAGCTCTAACAATTTGAAATTCATAAATACCAGCCGCAGGTGTTACAGAACCTGAAGTTACATTACCGAATTGAATTGTTAAAACGTTTGCAGTTAAACAATCAGCTTCTACAGTAAAAATACCTGTAGTTTGATTGCCTGTGTAACCAGCAGACAAAATAATGTCTGAAGTTTGTAAACCAGGTAAAGCAAATGTTTGGGATGCTGTTGTGTTTGCTGCAACTGCCGCAGGGGTAATATTTGGAGCTATATAAAACGTTTCGTGTGCATTACCACGAGCTATTGTTGTTGATGACATGATTTTTCCTTTGCAAAGAAATCTAGAAACTAGATTGGTTAATTATACTATATATAAAGAAAAAGCCATTAGAAATTTAATGGCTTGATCTCTTGTTACATAAGCTTAATACTGGCTTAAATCGTAGCCATAAACATATACGTCAAATGTTGCAGCCGCACCTTGTGCAGTTCCAACGTTTACATATAAGTTTTGACCAGTTTGAGCTGCTGTAGAAGCTACTGTTCTTTCTGAAACAACTGTTGAGCCTGTAAGGCCTGATAAAGCTGCATTAGAAACAATAGCACCACTTGCGCTTGGAGCAGTAAATAAACCTGCTGCGGCTGAAGATAAGCTTATTGAAGCGTTAGTGAATACAACGTTCTTAACTGAATAAGTTGTTGCATCAATGATTGGTAAAACTGTATCGCCTGTTGCATTAGCATTTACGCCTTGAAACACAGCCAATAAACGGATAGCTTGGTTTGAACCAAGAACCTGTGGATGTGATCCTGTCGTAATTGCTGGGCCTGGATTTGTTGAAGCCATGATATTTTCCTTTTTGTTTAGTTAATGGAAGGGGTTTTTACGCCCCTTCACCGTTACATTAAGCTGCTACGCGGCAAGCTAACTCTGGGTAGAGCGGCGCCCAACCATACAATACGTCTAAACGAGTAGGGATACTATCGTTGTTGATTGTGTATTGACGAACAACACGCATTGATAAACCAATTTCTTTATCAGAAGCACGACCAGCAAAGTGAACGCCATCAGGTAGCTCAAGATCAGCTACTGCTAATGTGAACGCATTTTTGTGCATAATCATGTTTTGTGGTGAAACAACGCCTGTGTTGTTGAATGGTGTAACAACAGCAGTTGCTGAAGTTGATAAAACAGCAACGTTTTGGAACTGACCGCTTGAAATAACAGCAGGTGATACAGTTACAGAAGTTGTGCCTGAAGTAGCAACAGTAACGTCAGCTGTAACAACAAAGTTACGGAGCTTGTTAGAACCGTAAGCTTGACGATTTTGCGGATTCACTGCGTAAACGCCAGCAATCGTAATAACGTCACCTTGTTTCAAACCTGCTGTAGCTGTAGTAGCTGTTAAAGCAATAGTTGAAGTTGAAGCCCAACCGCTTGTTAAGAAACCTGTAGCTGTTGTAGTAGCACAAGCTAATGTAGCAGTTGAATAAGAACCAAATGTTTGTGAAACAACGTTTTGATCCATTTTCCAATTCATACCGCCTGAATCACGACCCATTAAACCTTTAGTGTATTGAGCAGAAATTTCAGCTGTAGGAATAAACAAACCTTTTAAGCTGTCAACAATAGTTGCTGATGTGAATGGTTCAACAATACATGATCTGCGGCCATCTCTTGGAGCGCCTTCAGAATCAAGATATGCTTGACCTGTTAAATATGTAATAAGACCTGTTGGCGGTGTGCCAGCAGTTCCTACAATATTTGCTGTGTTGTTTTTAGCCATAACTAGACCATCTCGGTCAATCTTATTGGCAATCGCTGCAACAGCTGGTTTAAGAACTCTGTCGCTAAACATATCTAAAGATAATGCTAGGTCTTGAGTTGTAAACTGTGTGTCAACGTGGAACTGTGTTGCTAAAGTAACAGGAACTGAAGTTTCATTGAAATCTTCAACGTTAAGTGCTGGGCCAGTTGTGCCGATAAAACGACCAGGTCTGCGAACGTTTACAGTGTTACCGATTTTTGCACCTACAACAGCGAATTGGTCATCGTAGTTACGATCAACTTCTGAAGTAAATGTTAATTCATTTTCCAAAACCATCAACGCTTCGTTGGTGATCTTGCTAATGGTTAGTAAATTATTAGCCATGATATTTCCTTATTTTAAGAGTTTAATATCCTGCTACCTAATTTTTCCTGCTTTACGAGATTCACGCCATTGTTGATAAGTGCCATGGAATTCACCATCTGACCCTACTCCAACATCGGCAACTGCTGAACTCGTCTTTATAGGACTAATTGGTGCAGGTGCTTTGCTGCGTGCAATAGAAGGTTTCGTTTCAGCGTCAGTCTTGGCATCTTTAGGTGTTTCACTAGCCTCAAACTTCGCTTCTAACTTTCCAATTTCTCGAAGGGCGCTCACTGTTGATAGAGTATTTAGCTTTTCTGCCAGCTCGGGATTTTCTGCTAAATGATAAAGTATTCTAGGGCCTTGTTCAGACTCTAACATTGCATCTCTTATTGCATCGTTGACAGTTATGTCGGATGCAGAGGCAATCATTTCATCATAATCAGGTAAATCCGCCTTAACATTAACTAATCGCTCATTCCAAGATTTAATAACGCTTTGGCGCTGTTCTTGTTCTTTGCGTTCAGCTTCGGCTTTATCTCTATTCAAAAGGGCATTTTCTGCCGACCATTCAGCTAATGCTTCAGCGTATTCAAACGCATCATTAAACTGACTTGGCGAAGGCTTAACGTTTTCCTCTACAGGTTTCGGTTCAGCTCTTCCTTCTAGCTCTTTAATACGACTTTCTAAAGACTCACGAGCTTCACGTTCTTTAGCTGCTTCTTTGCGAGCTTCTTCACGTTGCTTTGTTAGTTCTGAAAATCTTTTCTCAAGCTTGGGGTTTTGTTTCTTTTCTTCTGTTGCTTTTGTTTCTATTTCTTCAGTTGGCTGTTCACTCTGATCGTTTGCTTCCTCTGTCGGCTCTGCGGATTTTTCTTCTACAGCCTCAACAGGTGCTTCTTCAGCTAAACCCAATCTGTTTGCATAAAACTCTTCTGCGTTAGCAGAAGTTACTACACTTCCTGCTTCTTTTTCTGACATGGATGACTCCAAGATTTTTACCCAATGATTCCATTGGTAGATTGTTGCTTTATACTACAAAACTACTTAATAATCAATCATTGCTAATTTCAGCATGAGTATATTTATTTGTATTTACATGACTTACAAAATTATTTGCATTTTTAGGTTGTGGAAATCCAAAATAATAACCTTTATCACTTTGACCCTTATATTTACCATCATGTGCCTTTAAACCAGCTTCAATATGTTCTTTAGGAAATTTACTTTTGCTCATATCATCAAGATCAATATCATAATCTCTAACATGAACTTTATGTGGATGTGTTTCTTTAGGTTCACCAGATTTTTTAGCCATTTCTTTTTTATCGTGTTCTGCTTTTGTTGATCCTATTACTGTTGCCATTATATTGCCCTTTCTGTGGTTTCTGCACTAGCGAGTTTAGCCTGTTCGTGATCCATTCTTGCTAAAAGAATCGCTACTTGAGCTTTAAGTTGTTCAACTTCAATCTGTGTATCAGATTTAGTTATAGTATCATGTCTGCGTTCAGCGTCGCGCATTTCAACATCATGTGCTTTGGCAGTTTGACGCATAAGTTCACGCTTGGTTTCTGCGTCTTGTTTAATGCCTTCAATATCTTGACGTTGAGTAATAAACTGTTGCATTTGTTGCATTTGTTGCTGCATTTGTTGAATTGTAGCTTGTGATTTTTGTAGTTCCATTTGAACTCTTGGTGGCACTTTAGACTTATCGTCTACTTTAGCTAATGGGTTATTTACTGCTAATCTATCAGCAATCGTTTCAGCGCCTGGGAAGTCCATGTTTCTTACCAATAGATCACC